AGCAAATTTTGAGCTGAATCATGGTAATAATGACGAGGGCAGGCAGGATTAAAAGTCTTGTCTGCCCTTTATTTTTTGATTAAAAGGAGGTGCTTTAATGGCCGATAATACCATAGATACCCTCAATATACAAATAGAGAGTAGCACAACTCAGGCGGTGCGGTCTATTAATAACCTTGTAAAAAAATTAGATACATTAAACACTGCCTTTGGAAATCTTGACATAAGCCGGTTAAATAATTTTTCCAATTCTTTAAAAAGTTTAGGTAGCGTGAATTTTAAAGCAAATGGATTGAATGCGGCTATAAACGCTATCAATCGTCTTGGAAAATCTGATTTCAGTCAGTTTGATACAGGAAAATTAGGCGAAATTCTTACTGAGATGCAGAAACTTGATGCTATTCCAGACGTTTCTCCGAGCGTTAGCCGGTTCACAACCGCTATAGCTAAACTTGCCGGAACAGGACAGTATATTGGCAATGTATCAAAGGAACTTCCGAATCTTGCGACAGGTTTAAATAATGCGGCTGCTAAATTAGGCTCTATGAGCGAAGCATCAGCATCCACCAATGCTTTTATTACTTCTCTTGGAAAATTAGCTAGCGCAGGAGATAAAACCGGAAAGACTGCAAGTCAATTATCAACTCTCGCGCAAGAGGTTTTGAAGTTTTTTGACGTAATGAAAAGTGCACCAGATATCAGTTCGAGCACAATAAGAATGACAGAGGCATTGGCTGCACTTGCTTCGTCTGGAAGTAAAGTCGGAAGAGCCACAAGCAGTGTTTCAAGCTCACTCAATAATTTGTCGTCTGTTGGCTCTAAAGTCAGTTCTGTAATGCATAGTGTTGCTAATGCGTTCCAGGCTTTTGCTTCAAAAGCAATATCTCTTGGGGGAAAAGTAGTATCAGCCATAGCCGGAATAGGCAACGCTTCGTCCGAAACAGGTGAAAAAATAAGAAAACTATCAAATCCGTTAAGCTCATTGGCAAATAAGTTGAGTACTTTATATGCAAAAGGATTTTTAGTAAAACGGGCCCTTGAAGTTTTATCATCTCCTGTAGAATCTGCGATGAATTACGTAGAGACTTTGAACTATTTCAACTCTGCATTTAATCAAGTTGCAGAAGGAATCGACACAGACGAATGGAAGAAGAGCGGTATTAAATCCGCAGAAGCATATGCCAATTCATTTCAAGAGAGAGCGAAACAACTTTCTCAGAAATTGACAGGATTTGAAATTTCCGATACTGGGGAACTTACTAGAACAAATACTGCAAGCCTTGGACTTGACCCTGAAAAGGCTATGCAGTATCAGACAACATTCGCACAGATGTCATCATCTATGGGCGATACCTCCGAGACTGCATTGAAGTTGTCAAATGCTTTGACAATGATTGGTTCTGACCTTGCATCTGTAAGGAACATGGATTTTGAAGATGTATGGGAAGACATGGCATCCGGATTGACTGGCATGAGCCGTACAATGGACAAGTACGGCATCAATATCCGTAATGCCAACATGCAACAGGAATTATACAATCTGGGAATCAACACCAGCATATCAAATTTATCTCAGGCAGATAAAACGATCTTACGTACAATTATTTTGCTGAATAATTCTAAATATGCATGGGGTGATTTGGCTAATACGATTAACCAGTCAGCGGCGTAATAAATGCATAGCTGTTGATTTAGTCGCCTATATCGAAACCGACAAGTAGGATATGGGTTATAAGTGATGAAATAAGCTGGAAAGCCGTTTGCAACGGTAATCAGAGAGTGAAGGCTATGGGCAAAAACATAGTCAACCGCAACGCGTAGGAAGTGAACCTGTCGCTGAGATGCTACAGAATATAATCTTCCCAAGAGACATCGCTATCGGTCGGTACGGGTGCAGAACCCGTGGTAAAAAGGTACGCTGGACTGCATTATAATGATGCAGAAGTAAGGATAAAAAGCCTTACGATAACAATTCGAAATCAGCCAGCAAACCAGATTCGTATGCTGCAATCCAATTTTGCATCTCTTGGTAGAACAATAGGCTCCTTGTTCATTCCTATACTGCGAACAGTTCTTCCGTATATCAATGCAATAGTCATTGCACTTCAAAGAATGTTTGCTTATATTGCAAAATTGCTTGGAATCAAACTGTCGAACTTTGTATCATCCACTGGCGGTATTTCTGTAGATACAAGTAACATTGCGGATGATATGGATAATGCCAGTGGTTCTATTGATACTGCAAATAAGAATGCCAAAAAACTCGAAAAAACATTGTCAGTTCTTTCATTTGATGAACTGAATCAGCTTAATGACAATTCTGATTCTGGTAATACAAGTAATCCTTCTTCCGGTTCTGGAAATGGTGGATTAGGACATATAGGAGCGCTTGATGCTGCATTAGATGATGCTTTGTCTGCATATCAAAAAGCATGGGATGAAGCTTTTAAAAAGATGTCCAACAGGGCAAATAAAATGGCGGATGCCATTGTAAATGCCTTTAAGAGAAAAGACTGGAAAGGTCTTGGAAAAATCATGGCTGATGGCATCAACTGGGGTATGCAAAAACTCTATGATGCTATTAACTGGAACAAAGTAGGCCCTTACATCACTAAATTCACCAGTGCATTCACCCAGACTTTCAACAGCATTGTTGATAATATCAATTGGAATTTGATGGGACGCACTGTTGGCGCTGGATTAAATACTATTGTCAATATGGCAAATCAGCTTCTGGAAGGAACAGACTTCAAAAACCTTGGAAAGAAATTTGCTGAAGGCGTCACAGGATTTATTCGCGAAGTTGAATGGACTAATTTGGGCAACATGCTTGGAAACAATTTCATGAAAGCATGGGATGTGTTTACAGGATTTGTAGAAAATCTTCCATATAATGAAATCGGTCAGGCTGTTGCGAATGGTTTAAATGGTATTTTTGAAAAAGTAGATTTTGGTGAAATCGCACATGCGCTTGCAACCGGTTTGAATGGTGCATTTGATTCACTAGCGGCATTTACCAATAACTTCAATTGGAATGATTTTGTTGATAACATCACAAGTGGCATCGTGACATTTATGCAGGAATTTGACTGGAAAGAAAACGGGCAGAAACTTGAAAACTTTATCAATCATCTCTTGACGTCATTAATTGACATTGCAAAAGGCGTCGATTGGGAATCATTCGGACATAATGTAGGGGTTTTTCTGAGCCAGATAGAATGGGGCAAACATCTTTCTCAGCTTTTGACGGTTGTTGGTGATGTGCTTGGTGGAATTTGGGAAGGGCTTGGAACAACATCTGCCGGCACGTTTGTGCAGGCAATAGCTGTTTTTGCGGTTGGTGACAAACTCATGCCGTTAGTAGATACAATCACTAAGTTCTTCACAGGCGATACTGTATTTGGAAATCTTTCTAAAGCTGTGCAAAGCATGCTGAATCCCGCAATTACTGAGGCGGTAAAGACAACTATTCCAGCACTTGGAACTTCTTTAGGAAGCCTTGTTGCAACAGGCGGTGGAATCGCTCTTGCTGTAGGCGGAGCTGTTCTGCTAACGAAAAAATTGGCTGGGCTCTTTGAAACCATGCAAGGCGGCAATGGAATGACTACGCAATATGGCGGTTATCTGCATGATTACGCAACGCAGTTGACTGATATGGCAAATCTTACAAACGATCAATCAGAAGCATTATGGCAGTTGATTGAAAAGGACGAAGAGCTTGGAAAGACCCACGATGAAATGTATTCTGATATGGTTGAAAAGCTAAAAGAATATGGTGTTTCAGCGGATCAGGCAAAAACCGCTCTTGAGCAGTATGGCGCACAGGCGGGTGTTTCGGCTGAATTTGTTGAAGGTATGACCAATCAAATTTCTGCTCTTGGAGAAGGTGTATCTGAAGCTGCAAGTAAATTTGATACATCAAAAATAAGTGTCAGCGATTTAAAAGATACTCTGCGCGCATTGAGCCTTTCTTCTAAAGAATTCGGAGGTGATTATACGACGGCCTGGAATGCAATAAGCGAAGTACCTTATAGCAACACAAAAGATGCATTAGACACGGTTTACACTTCTCTCAAAAACGCAGGTGTTCCACTTGATGAACTTGATAAGAAATTACGAGAAGATTTTCCAAATGCAACTGTTGTAACCAAAACGGCTGTTGAGCAGAATATAGTCGGGGCTCAGGAAACTATTTCGTCATCCGTTGCAAAAGCATCAAAAGATACCAAAACAGCTACAAGCGAAATGACAAAAAATGCAACTGACGACTTTGCAGAAATTCAAAAGCAAGCTGATACTTATATGGGAAATGTCGCTACCACAACGTCTATGAATTGGGGAAATTCTTCACGAGAAGCAACCATAAAGGCCAGAGAGATGAAAGTAGCGGTCAGCACAGAACTTGGTAATATGGACAAATCTGTCAGAAGCCATTTCGAAAGCCAATATAACATCGCTTATGTAAAATGGGAAAATATTGGAAGAGACATATCCAATTATATTTCCGGTACGATGAATAGTGATATAGGCAGTGCACTGGATAGCTTTGTTGATACAATCCGAAATTCTTTCAGTAATATGTATGATATTGGATACAATGCAGCACAAAGTCTTTATAGCGGCATGAAAAATGTTTCTATGCCAACATTATCATATCGTATATCAGAATGGAAAACACATAATCTTGGAAACGGTAAAACCAGTCAAACTCCTGTTTACAGTCCTAATTGGTACGCAACAGGTGGAGTATTTACAAAGGCGTCTGTAATCGGCGTTGGCGAAGCAGGACAGGAAGCTGTTCTCCCACTGACAAACCGTAAGGTAATGAAAAGTATTGCTGATAATATCATGTCTAGCTATGACGGTAGTGCAGGTCTTTCAAAGGAAGAACTTGCAGCAGCTGTTGAACGCGGCGTGGTTACTGCGATGATGAACAACGGTGGATTTGGTGGATCTTCGCCAGAATACATCATGAACAGCATCAAGGTCAATGAACGTGAGCTGGCACGAATTGTCACAAAAGCACAAAGCAATACAGAATATCGTATGAATCCATCACCGGCATATTGATATAACAATTGTTGTAAATGATATAATGGCGCCCCGAAAAAGTATCGGATTGAATGAATTTCGGCACTGATCGGGGCGCGCTTTTTTATGATTAAAGTTTTTAAAAAACAGTACAATTTGTACTATTTTATTCTTATTTAAAACAAAAAAAGCAAATAAGAGTATGA